GGCGTCAAAGACGTGATGGGCGGAAAGGTCAGCTGGACGCAGAAAGCACGCGGATACGGCGGCAAAAAAATTGACAGCAGGCTATCGCCAAACGAGTCACGAAGTGATATACTAAAGAAAAAGACATTCGAGGAGCTCAAAGCGTACATTGGAGCGCTCGACAGCAAAACAGTGCGCGAGTGGTACATCTACCAAACCGATTGGATCCACTCGCAGATAAGCACTGAGCTCCCAATCGAAGAGCGAGCTCAACAGGCGTTTGAACTGCGCAACAAATACAGGCGCCAGGCTCGCGACTTGATGGCAGATCAGGAACTCAGAAAACGCCTTGATCGCGAGAAGCCAATGAAAGAGTGGGAATCTGCTGTTGCAGATAAAATGCGCAGAAAGGGAATGAGCAGACAGGAAGCGATTGAGGACATCTATAGGACCGCGATCAAGAGCAATGAGGGCGTAAATAAGAAGCTCGGATTGGAGTGAGGAAGATGCGTAAGGAATACAAATACTCGTATACGATCTGCAACTATTTTGCGCCGGAGTGGTTTGACAAGCAGTGCGCAGCAATAGAAAAGCATATTCCGGACCTGAAAAAGCAAGATCTCCTCGAAGACGTTGACGGGAGCCAGTATCAAAAGTACGATCATCCTCGAGGAGAAATCGAGGTCGCCAACGACTATGAAGTTGGCGCGCTGTACGTTGATTCTGATTTCGACATAGAACCCTATTTTTCCTAAGCTAAAAAAAAGCACTTGCGAAACTGCAGGTGCTTTTTTCATGCCCTCCGTGCTTGACGGCAGGGCATTTTTTATGCGCGGGATTGAGACCCGCGAAGTTATTTTGCACAGGAGGCAAACAACATGGAACTCAAAGAAGTATATGCGGCACTGGAGGCTGCGGAAAACGGCGCGGCGATGGTAGAGGCCATCAAAAGCGAGCTGGCGGGCGTCCGGAAGGAGGCGGCAGATGCACGCATCGCCAAAAACAAGGCAGAGGAGGAGCTGACCGGGCTCAAAAAGCAGCACGGGGAGCTCGAAACGAAGCACAAGGAGCTGGAGACACAGCTCGGCGCCGCTCGGGAGGAGGGCGCAGGTGCACAGACCGAAATGCAGAAACTGCAGGGGCAGATCGCCGATCTTGCTAAAAAGTATGAAGCCGCCGAGACGGCGCGCAAGACTGCAGAGGAAAAGCGCGTACAGGCGGACATCATGGCGCAGACGGTTGATGCTCTCACAAAGGCGAATGCCGTTGACCCGCAGGAGTTTGCAAAATTGGTCGTTCCGAACATTAAGGTCACCGAGGATGGTGCATACTGCTATACCAAGGCAGACGGTACGCAGGGAAGCATTGCGGACTGCGCTGCAGAATGGCTCGACGGGAAAGCGTGGGCGATTAAGGATATGCAGAAACGCGGCAGCGGTGACGGCAGGACACAGGATAACGGAGCAGGCGGAACGCTGGAAGAGCAGATCGCTGCCTCGCTCGGAGGTTAAACAGAAAGAGGTAATATCACATGGCAATCAACACACTCGAGATGGCTAAAATCTATCAGAAGAAGCTTGATGAGCAGATGATCGTGGCTGCTACGTCCGGCTGGATGGAGACGAATGCCCAAAACGTACAGTATGACGGCGGCGACACGGTGCGCATGCCGTCCATTTCCACGTCCGGACTCGCGGATTACAGCCGCGACAACGGCTTCAACCGCGGCGCGGTGACACTCTCCTATAAGGACTATACGCTCACCAAAGACCGCGGCAGGACTTTCCATCTTGACGCGATGGACGTGAACGAGAGCAACTTCATCGCGACGGCTGGCGCTGTCATGGGCGAGTTCCAGCGTGTGCAGGTCGCACCAGAGATTGACGCCTATCGCTATTCGCGCATTGCGGCTCTTGCCAAGGGCGTATCGCATGAGTCGGCGGCATTTACGCCAAGCAAAGACAACATTCTCGGCAAACTCGATGAGGAGATCACCAAGATCCAGGACATCGTTGGTGAGGCCGAGCCGCTGGTCATCATTATGCCGACCCCCGTGCGCACTATCCTCAACGGTGCGAAGGATGTGACGCGGTATCTCGATGTCGCGGACTTCAAGGCGGGCGCGGTGAGCACAAAGGTTAAGACCTATAACGAGATTCCGATCCTCTCCGTCCCCTCCGCGCGTATGATGACAGCATATGTCTTTGCAGACGGTAAGACTACGGGGCAGGAAGCAGGCGGATTTAAGCCGGATACCGGTGCCAAGTCGATCAACTGGATCATCATGGCACGCAGCGCGCCGATCGCAATCTCTAAGACAGACAAGATTCGTATTTTTGACCCGGACACAAACCAGGCGGCGGATGCGTGGAAGCTCGACTACCGCAAATTCCACGATATCTGGATCCCGAGCAATAAGCTCGCGGGCGTCTGGGTCAACACGGGCGCGTAAGGAGGAGCAGCATGACAAGACTTGTACGACTGAATGAGGTCCAGTACTCCGAAACGGAGGAGCGGACAGCAGAGCTGATGGCGCAGGGCTTTGAGCCCGAGCCGCTCGAAGCAGAGGCGCCTAAGGTCAAGAAACCTGAGGAGCCGAAGGACAAGGAGCCTAAAGAGCCCAAGGGAGGCAAAGGCAAGAGCAAGAAGACGGATGAGGGCGGCGCGGAGGACAATCCGAGCCCCGAGGGTGATGAACAGCATTGACGCGTTCCGGCGTAATCTCCGACTTGCTGTCGAGGCAAGTGCGATCGAGGTTGCGACGACCGCAAAGATGGAGCATCACTACAAACAGCAAAACGGACGTCTCAAAGATGCGGTGCAGACCGCGATCAATGATAACGGAATGGAGGGGCGCGTATACCTTGACGGTAACATCGCGCCCTATGCTGTTTTCATCCATGAGGGCATCAAGCCGCATGACATTTTCCCGAATCGGCGGAAAGCGCTGCGCTGGGTAGACGGGAACAAATTCCTGTTCGCCAAGCGTGTACGATTCCCGGGATGGGCTGCGGATCCGTTTTTGTATGATGCGCTCGAATCCAACGAAAAGACAATCGTCTCTATTTTTGACCGCTACACGGAGCGGGCCCTGCAGGAGGTGGAGGATGCTATTACAAGCAGACGCATTACGCGATAAGGACGACCTGCTCGGCACGTCTGTAACAGACGCGCTGATCAGCGAGGCGGAGGAATACCTGCGCGCCGCGGCCGCGGGTCTCGGCGTCGCATGGGAGGCAGTACAGCCAACCTATTACGTGCGGCGCTTTCTCGCGGTCTATGTGTTCCGGGAGCTCTGCATGCGCAAGAGCTACACCGGAGCGCAGGCGTGGGGGGACGGCGGTGCTGATGATAAGGATAGCTACGCCGGGAAATACAGTTTCTATCGTGATGAATTTAAGCGCCTTGAAGCATCCATGACGGCCGCAGCGCTCACGGGCGAAGCGGTTAGCCGCGGCTATGGAAGCGTCGCGCTCTTTCGGGGGTAACTGATATGCTGTGGCTAAAGGTACTGGAGAGCCTGCGCGATTATCTGCGCGCAGCGAAGATCGCTGATGATGTGATTCTCGGCGGGTACAATCCCCGTAACGTGCGCCCAAACCCGAAAGGGAAGGGGCTTATCTATTTGATGCGCGATCGCGAGCGCCCGGCGAATGCGGACCTTGTGCAGGACACGAGCGTCCAGATCAGCCTTGATACGTGGGTACAGTCGGATGATAAGGACTTGACGGCAGGTTATGGGGCGCTCGCTCGGCTCGAAAATGCGGTTATGGATGCACTGCGGCGCTATGAAGAGACAGTGACGTGGATAGCAGACGGTGTGCAGCTCTTGCAGCTAAGAATCACCGAGACGGCGGGCGACGGGGACAGCGTACGTCCCCTCGTCGGCAGTCGCTGCTCTCTGGAGGTCATTGCCTATGTGGAAAAATAATAGGAGGTAGTATATGGCAACACAACAGGCACGCGGCTATAAATCCGCGATGACCATGGATTACGAAGCCTCGTTCGGGGTTGCTCCCGGGACGAAGAAAGGCGTCGTCCTGCCGATGAACAGCAACGATCTGTCAAAGGCACAGACGTTGATCGAGTCGGACACAATCACGAACACGCGCAATGATACGCAGCCGGCACTCGGCCGCGTCAGCGTGGACGGCGACATTGAAATGCCGGCGGACTATATGTCCTCGGGGTACATGTTCAAGGCTCTTTTTGGTGATCCTAAAACGACGGGCACTGCGCCGAATAAGACGCACGTTTTCACGGTCAAGGACACGCAGCCGTCCATCATTGTGGAGAAGGCATTCCCCGATCTCAACAAGTATGTGCGCTATAAGGGCGTGAAGATCAACACGTTCTCCGTCGACTACGGACAAGACAACGAAATGACGTTCAAATTCAACGTCATGGGCGCCTCGCGCGAACAGGACGGCACAGCATATGACAGTGCGGCAAAGGCATCGAAGCTCCTGCGCATCGCGCAGAACCACGCATACGTCAAGATCGATGGCACGGAGAGCCGTATTGTCAAGGAGGGCTCGCTGGAGATTAATGCAAACCTTGACGGCGATCAGTATGTCGTTGGCGGCGGCGGTCTTCGTGGGGACATCCCCGAAGGGCTCATGAAGGTCGCGGGCAGTCTCAAAGCGCTCTTTACGTCGACCGAGTGGATGGACAAGGCAGATACGGGCGCGCCCGTTGCTATGGAGATCGGTTTCAAGCTCGACGCGAATACGTCGCTCGTTTTTGCCATTCCAAGCGTGCAGTTTGAACCGTTTGACGCACAGATCAGCGGCCCCGCGGGCGTTGTGGTTGATGTGAAGTGGCGTGCATTTTCCGCAGATGGTGCGAGCATCGTGACGGTAACGCTGAAGAATCAGCAGGAAGCATACTAAACAGGAGGTAACTACACATGGCAGACGAAAAGAAGCACGCTATCCCAATCCGCTCTCTTACGGTCAAGGAGATGCGGGAGCTGCGCAAGGCGGGGTATGACCCCGCTTTTGCGGATAAGGAGGACAGTGCCATCGCGACTACGGGGATGATTGATTGGATCCTTGATAATGTCTACGGGGACCAGATCACGGATGATATGCCGTATAGTGAGGCGTTTCGGATTGCGACGGACACTTATGCCCTGACGTATGGCAGGGAATCCGAAGTAAAAAACTAGAGGCCGTCTATCGGTGGGAGCTGTCGGAGGCTCCGGAATACTGCGCATCTTGCCGCGAGGTGTATGCGCAAGAAGGGCACGAGCCCCCATGTTCCGGATGTGAGTACGAGCGGCCGGCGCTGATGGGCGAGAATCAAGAGGCGTGGATGCTGTGGAGGCATACGCAGACACAGCTGCGCACGTCGTTCGCGAGGGTGGTCGGATTGGACTACACCGCAATGCGGCAGGTGGCCGAGGTCTTGGGGATTGCTCTTGACCTCGCTATGCTGCACAAAATACAAGCACTTGAGGGATTACTTTTGAAGGAGGCGCATCGAAGCAGTGGCAAATAAGGAGATTTCTGTTGCCATACGGGCGCGGGATTACGCGACAGCGGCAATCGAGAAGGTGCGTGCATCGATCGGCTCGATCAAAGACCAGGCAATCAACGTCCGTGCAAATACGGGCGCGGCCCAAACAGCCGTGCAGGGCGTCAAAGATAAACTCGCGGGCATCCGTGATAGAGTCGTCAACGTCCGCGTAAATACGAATGGCGCAGCTGAGGGCGTTGCAGGCGTGACGGAGAGTCTTGCGGGCCTTGCATCAAAAGCAATTACGGCGGCCGCCGCGATCTCAGTGCTAAAATCGGCACTGGATATCAGCAAGTCTGCTTTTGTCGATTATAATGCGGAGCTTGAACAGACGCGCGTTGCATTTACATCGATGCTCGGTTCTGCGCAGCTCGCAGATACTATGATCGCCGACTTGCAGAAATTTGCAGCGGAAACGCCGTTCGAAATGCCGGGCGTTCGGAGCTCTGCGCAGCAGCTCCTTGCGTTTGGATATGACGCGCAGGAGATTATTCCGACACTCACGGCGCTCGGCAACGCTGCATCCGGACTCGGGCGTGGGCAGGATGGATTTAATCATCTGGCATTCGTGTTCGGGCAGATCCGGACAACCGGTCAGCTTATGGGGCAGGATGTTATGCAGCTTGCTCAGCTCGGTGTGCCGGTTAAGGACATCCTCGCGAAGAATCTGGGGCTAACTAAAGATGAACTTGCCCGCATCGGCGAGCTTGGTATCGATGCCAATGTTGCGATCAAAGCCCTGATCGATGGTATGAACGAGCGTTTTCCGGACATGATGAAAAAGCAGTCGGAAACGTTCGAGGGCGTACTTTCGAACATCAAGGATAACATCGGTCAGGCATTCGGTCTTGCCGGACTCCCAATTTTCGACCACGCGAAGAACGTGCTCCTTGAGATCAAGAACATCACGGACACGATGCTTGCGAATGCGCAGGGAGGGAAAAGCATCTTTGCCGGAATCCTGCCCGATGATCTGCTCCAAAAAGCTTCGGCATTTGCGGAGAGCGTCAAAAAGACCTTTTTGGATATTGAGCCAAACACTGACACGATTTTATGGGCGCTGACGAAGGTCGCGGATGTTCTGTTGGACATCGGTAATATCGCGATCACGGCGCTCCGCCCGATCATCCCTATTTTTGCAGCGATCCAGCGCTTTGCCTATGGGGCGATCGGCGCCATTGCGAGCGTCCTCGATACCGTACTTGAGGTTATGCTTGAGATGCAGACGAATATTGCGGATTCGTGGGATTACATCTACAGCATCACGGGAGACCTCTGGAACTCTGCAAAGGAGATTGTCTCGGACTTCTGTACGGCCGCGATTGAGTTTATCGCGGGGATCGTGGCGGAGATTGATGCTGTGGTCTCTCCTATCGTCGATACGTTCAAAGACACGTTCCAGGCTGTCGCAGATTGGGTCTACGAGTCAATGGCGGCTGCGGCCGGATATGTGCGGGAATTTATAGCGTGGGTCGACGAGGCGATATCCTCGCTCAAGGAACTCGCTATCGTCAAGGCAGCGACGGACATCGGCAACGGGATATCCGATTGGGTAAGCGGGACCGTCGAAGAGACTCGACAGCGCGGCCGTGTGTGGCGTGCAGTACATTTTGGCGAAAGGACATCAGCAACCGGCGGCGGTCCCGACGGTGATGTTATCGTTCCGCAGCGTACTGAGGCAGCAGTGCAAAAAGGCACTAGGGCAGCAACGTGGGACGGCGGCAAAAAGTCAAAAGCCCATAAATCTACGGATAAAGCAGCACGTGAGGCAGAGCATCTCGCCGAAAAGATCAAGAACCTTACGGAGAAGGTGCAGCAGAGCATTTCGTCTCTCGCGAATGACATCACCAACGAGATCGGTACGACCTACGAGAAGGGCATGGATGCGCTACGTCAGAAGATGGAGCAGATGCAGGCACAGATCAAGGAGGCATCCGATCTCGGCATCGATACGACGGCTCTGCGTGCAAAGCTCGACGAATACGCCAACGTTATCAAGGAAAAGGTCACAAAGGCATGGCGCGAGGCAAACGAAGACCTACGCAATGAGACAAAGCTTACCTGGGCGCAGGTGAACAAGGATGTACGTGCAGAAGCGGAAGCGACGTATCAGATCGGTGTAACAAAACTCAATCGTGAGAAAGAGAACCGCCTGAAGGAGGTCGCCCTGACACAGGACTCCGCGGAGGCACGTGTCGCCGTAGAACAGTGGGCGGCTGCCGAGATGGCAAAGCTCGACCAACAGCGCATCGAGGCGCTGCGCAAGTCTCCGCAGACAACGCAGGAGGCTCTGCGTGCAACACTCGAGGAGCAGTATGAGCGTCTGCGGGATGCGGGCGCGCAGATGAAGGAAATGACGGATTCGCTCTTTACATCGATGGCCGACGGCTTTACAAGCGGCTTTCAAAACGTGCTCACAGACGGATTCAAAGGCATTCAAGATGCATTTTCGAACATGCTCAAAAACATGCTGAACGCCATCGTGAAATTTGTCATGAACCAGATGATTACGCGCTGGCTGTCGATGATTCTCCCAGGATTCGGCGGGGGCATTCCTGCGTCGCAGGCGAACGCGGCCGTGCCAGGCTATCGTGCAACAGGCGGTCCCGTCGCATCCGGCAGGACGTACCTTGTCGGTGAGCGCGGCCCTGAGATTTTCCGGCCAACGCAGCCGGGGCGCATCTTTAACTCCCTCCCGAGCGGCGGGGGCGTGGCACCGAATATCCGCGTTATTGTCAACAACAATACCAACGAGCGTATGACAGGCACCGCAGAGACGAAATTTAACGGATCCGAGTGGGTGACATCCATCATGATCGATGCGATTGCAACCAACCGCAACGGCATGCGCGACGTAATCAAGGGGGCGGTGTAAATGGATTTTCCAAACATTAAGCCGCCGATCTATCCGATCAAGGAGACGATTCCGGACACGGCGATCAAGGGCAAGCTCGAAAATCAAGTTATCATCGCCCGCAAGCGATTCACGCGCACGCCTATGAGCTTTGAACTCTCGTGGACGGCGCTTCCGGAGGCCGATTATGAAGCGCTTCGGGCGTTTTATCACGAAGTCAATGGCGCCGTTCCGTTCCGCTGGACGTATCCGGTCGGCGCGGGCGGAAGTTTCTCCGGCAAGGTGTTCAATGTGCGCTTTGACGGGGATTTTTCTTTCTCCTGCACGAATCACGGGTACTGGGAGGGCGGCATCAAACTGACGGAGGCATAGCATGCTCGAATTATCACAGGCAAGTATCATTGAAAAGAACAAGATTGCGACAAGCGGCGTGTGGCTTCTTGCACTCGAAGCGCAGATTCCGGGCAGTCCGCTCTATCTTGTCAACAATACGGAAAATCTCACGCTCGGAGGACAGGAATACACCGCCTTCCCTTTCTCACTCGAGGACATCACGGAGGACAGCAAGGAGCTCCCGAACGTCAAACTCACCGTGTCCAACGTAACGGGAACCATACAACGCTACGTCGAGGAAAATAATGGGCTCGGCGGATGCAAGGTCATTATCCGGGTATTCCACACGGATATTCCCGACGTTGCCGAAGTAGAAGAGTATTTCGTTGTGACAGGCGTCAGCTGTGATGTGGAGTGGGTGACGTTCACGCTCGGCACAGACTTTTCCTTTACACGCCGTTTTCCGCCTGTTCGCATGATGAAGGACTACTGTCCCTTTAAGTTCAAGGGCATCGAGTGCGGCTATAAGGGCGCGGCGAGTAAATGCAACAAAACACTCAAGCGCTGCCGTGAACTGGGAAACAACGAACGGTTCGGCGGCGAACCGACGATACCGCAAGGAGGTCTCTATGCGTCCAACAGTACATGACTTTGTCGGTAAGACGTGGGCAGAGCTCCCCTGTTGGGAACTCGTCGTTGCGTGGTACGCGGCGCAGGGAATCACGCTGCGCCCGTATACGGATTACTGGATGGGCAACGCCCCGGCGGATGCGGGGCTTGTTGAATGGACACCTGTGCAGGAGCCGCAGGAGGGGGATATTCTCGCAATGAATCTCACGGGACACGCAGCGGATCACGTCGGAATCTACCTTGGCGGCGGGAAATTCCTGCACTCGACGGAATATGCAGGCGTCTGCATCGAGCAGTTGGAGCGCTATCGGCGGCGCATTGTTGGAATCTATCGTTATACAGGAGGAAAGGCATGATACAGCTCGTCATCGTCCGCAATCCCTTTGACGTGACAAAGCGGGAGATGCAGGAGGTTGTGTGCCGTGACGGCATGCCGCTCAGCTCGTATTTCTACGAGCCCGGCAGATGGCAATACTCCATCAACGGCATGCTCTGCGAACCGGATGCCGTACCCATTGATGGGGACTGCGTCGTTATCGTCCCGCATGTCGAGGGTAAGGTATTCGGCATGATCCTCTCGGTCGGTCTGTCCTTTTTAACGGCTGGCATTGCGGGCGGTGCAATCCTCGGCGGGCTCTCGATGGGCTGGCGCATGGTAACGGCCATCGCCATCGGTATGATCGGCGGTGCGCTTGTCTCGCGTCTTAATCGTCCGCGGGTTGACACGAGCAACGCGGACCAGTCGCAGTCGCAGACATACGGCTGGGGCGGCACATCGACGCTCACGGGGCAGGGGCATCCGCTCGCCATTACGTACGGCGCCATGAAATCGGGCGGTGTCCTGCTTTCCCGTCATATCGTCAGCGACGGGGCGCGGCAATATCTGCATCTGCTCTATTGCGCCGGTGAGGGAGAGCTGCAGGACATCCGCAATATCCGCATCAACGAAAATCCCGCCGATAATTACAAAGATGTACAGATCGATATCCGCCTCGGTACAAACGATCAGACGATCATCCCGAATTTTGCCGATAATTACGCGGATCAGTCGCTTAATTACGAGCTGTCGGGGGCGTGGGCAACGCATGAGGTACAGGGCAATCTCTGCACGGGCATTGAGCTCACTGTCGCGCTCCCCAACGGTCTCTATTACAGCAATGATGAGGGCGGCATGGATGCGACGAGTGTAACGCTTGCCGCGGAATGCCGTATTGTTGGCAGTGCAGAGGCATGGACGGCACTGCCGCTCTGCGACTCGACAGGCACGGATGCATTTCTGACCCGCAAAGATGGCGCATGGGTGCGATCCCTGAATGGTGCATCGCTCGGCGGAAATTACTCCGGGCGCATCAACGAGGCAACTAATCGGGCGATCTATCGCGTCTACCGTTTTGAGGGGCTTCCTCCGGGGCGTTATGAGGTGCGTGTGCGTTGCGTCCACAAAGACGGCAATACCATCCGATATGTCAATCGCGTCTATTGGACGCAGCTGACGCAGATCGTCTATGACGACTTCGTGCATCCGGGCAAGGCGCTCATCGGCATCCGCGCACTCGCAACGGAGCAGCTGAGCGGCAACGATCCTGCCGTGACATGGGTGCAGGAGCGATCCAAACTCTACGTCTGGAATCCGTATGCCAAGGCGTATGAGGAAAAACGCGCAGATAATCCCGCGTGGGCGTGCTATGACATCCTGCATCAGTGCCGGCGCATTGGCGGGCGTTACATCGTCCGCGGCGAGCCTGCCGAACGCCTCTCCTACGATATGTTCAAGGCGTGGGCAGAGCAGTGCGACGGTAAGGGCTACACATTTAACTACATATATGACAGCGCCATGCAGGTGTGGGAGGCGCTTCGTTATCCGGAGACCGTCGGCCGCGGGAAAGTCATCATGCAGGGGACGCGGTTTACTTGCGTCTATGATTACGCGGCACAGCCGTCTCAGCTCTTCACCGTCGGCAATATCAAGCAGGACAGTTTTAAGGAGGAGTTCCAAGGCACACAGGGGCGCGCGAATGTTATCGAAATATCCTTTATGAATAAGGATAAGAACTTTGAGAGAGATGTGCTCCCTGTATTTTCGGACGACTATGACGCGAGCGAATCTCTCTCCACACCGACGCAGATCGAGCTGATGGGATGCACGGATCTCAAGCAGGCATACGCGCATGGCAAGCACGCCCTGCGCGCCAACAAGTACGAGCTGCGGACGTGCACGTTTGATGCCTACGTTGATGCGATTGCCTGCACGATCGGCGATGTGGTCCTCTTGCAGCACGACGTGACAGAGTGGGGGAGCGGCGGTCGCGTGGTCAGCGTTGATGGTGCTGCCGTTACGCTCGATCGCACCGTCACGATGGCAGAGGGCAAGCAGTATCGTCTTATGGTACGCGACAGCAAGACCGACACACTCCACACGTATGAGGTGCAGAGCGTATCCGGTGCAGTCGTTACACTTGCGCAGGCGGCAGAGATTGCCGCCGATGATCTCTATACCTTCGGAGAAGCGACCAAGGAGGCAAAGCCTTTCCGCGTCCTGTCCATCACGAAGGGCATGACGGAGCAGACGCGCAAGATCACCTGCATGGAATATTATCCGGAGCTCTACGCGGATGATAACACCGACGTGCCGATCATCGACTACACGACGCAGAGCGATAAGCTCACGGTCAACAATCTCTTGGTCATCGTAGAGATCAAGACGTTACCGGACGGCACGACGCTCTACGATCTGGCCGTTTCGTGGCGTCTGCCGCGCAGTGCCGTCGCGAAACAGATCAAGGTTGAGTACAGGCGTGACGGAGAGACGGAGTACACAACGCAGGGCGTATACGACGGCAACGCAACAAGCTCCGTGATCAC